TGGCAAGAGCTGATGTTGATCCAAAAAATCTTTGCGTGTTTTTTTTGGTTTGCGATTTTGAGAGCGCGTTTGGGTTTGGTTGCCGGGACGTGCGGCTTGACGTGCTCGACCTTTGGCTGCTTTGTAATTGGCTCCGCGTCGTGCGTTGCATGGCTTGCATGATGGGACGAGATTGTCTGGTGTGTCGGCTCCTCCTCTGTCGTGCTCGATCAGGTGGTCTGCTTCGGTGGCCTGGCGTTTCTTGCACCAGTGGCACCGGGGTTTATCCGCCAGGAGTTCGCGGCGTGCTTTGAGGTATGCGGTGTTGGATGTGCGCTTAGGCATTGTGGTTTGGCTGACGCGCTTCGCTTGTCCTAGCGCGCGCTACGCGCTTGCTATCGGCTGGCATGTTGGACTCTCATGTCGGGTTCAGGTTAGTTGAGTGTTTGTTGTATCTGTGTTGTGTTGTGTGTTAGGGCATGTCAACTCAGGGCAGAGTGCCCCCGGGCACCATCCCGACCGTTGTTGAAGCACGGTTCACACTCGCCACGCAATGGATCTGTTTGCATGGGCTGAGCTGCCCTTCTGATGGGCGAACTAGGGATGATGAGTCCTCGAGGATTTGCACCTGCATCAGGTCACGCGGCCTGAACGCACCAATGTGATTGGCGTACTTTAGTTTTTCCAAGCTGTTATTACAGCAGAAGCCTCCTGCTTGGATAGTTCGTCAAGTTTTACGACCTCACGATTGAGCACTGTGCCAATCTCACGCATTGTTTGACTGCCCGGTGTAAAGCCTCGGGTCTTAGCCAACACTCGAATCATGCCAATTTGTTTTTCTGACGCTTTGCCAGGGCCAGCCTTCATAGGCACCACGTTTGTCTGTGGCTCGCCAGTAAATGGGTCTGGGATAGGTTCGCCATCGTCATACCGGGCAATCTCCACACGTGGCTGCTCCTGACGTGCCATTACCTCTTGCTTAGATGCCATTTTGTGATCAATGCCAAAGCCCATCATGCCCAAAGCGCGACCAAGCGCCGATGTGCTGGCGTTCATTTGCTCTGAGTCTTTGGTGTATGGCGTACGGCCCGGGAATGGCTCCCAGCAGTATGCGATGCATGGCAGTTGATCGTCTTTGTCTCGCCACACTGTGCAACGTATCTCGATGTACAGCTTGTCGTTGACTTCACGAAATGTGGGTTGTGATTCTTGTACTCGTAGGTCTGGGAACTTGTCTAGCGCCATGCGTAGGCGTGTTGGTACGTCAACGTAATTGTCCAGGTTGAAACTCATAGATTGTTCTCCTTTAATTTTTCGGCAGCCTCGTCAAGTAGTTGAACTAATGCAAGCCATTCAATTGCAGGCATTACAGCCATCCATTCGTTAACATCTGTTATGCCTGGGCGTTTAGCAATGATTACTCCGGTGTATGCGTCAGCATTACGCATTTGTGTGCGAAGCTGCTCAAAGTAGCCATGCCACGAATGTGCTTTTCGATCCTTAACCTCAATGACTACACCGAATAAGCCCGAAATGTCGCCTTTGTCGGCGTGTGTACCTGCTTGGATACGGTCTGCTTTGATTCCGTACTTTCGTAGCCATTTGACTACTGCAAGCTCAGCTGCATGGCCTTTACGCTTCTGTGGGCTTGTCACGCCAAAACTCCATGTCTCCTAGTACGTGTAATGGGGCATCAAGCAGTTGATCGCGTGCGTCAGCCATGTGCAAACAGTTCAGGTAGCCGATTGCGTCAACGAGTGAGTCCTCGTGCATTTTCTCGTTGTCCAGGCTTTTCATCAGCCGAGCCAATTTGACTGCCACCATAAACATGATGGCCTCCTGCACGGTCAGGTTGTGCTTAAAGTTAGTAAGCACGCCAAAAATGCGACGCACCATGGTGTAGTCCGTGAATGGGTGACCGTACTGTGCCATGCGCTCACCGTTCTTGGTAAGTTGCCATGCTCGATACGCGGCATCGCCCGGGTCAATGTTGCTGCTCACTTTTTCCTCTCCGTGGTTTTGACAATGTAGTACACGCATCCCACGATGTATGTGGTGAACACCCCGGCAAAGAAGTAGTCAGCCCACAACATTGTCGTACGTGCTCCAGTTCTGCCAGCCGTAATTCGTTGCGATGTGCCATGCCACCCACAAGTTGGTCAATGGGTCAAACAGCTCGGTGCAGTCATCAATCATGCCTTTGGTTTGCAGGTAGCCGCGAGGCCAGTATTTGGTTGGTTGGCACCATGATGGCGTGTGAATTTGCATCAGACCGAAGCTCTGCCCATTGTCACCGATGGCGTTAGGCAGGCAGGCTGACTCAAACTCTGCGACCTGTAACGCCAGCCATAGGTCATCAAGCACAAAGCCTGCTCGTAAAGCTGTATCAGCCCATTCTCGGCAGCCTGGGCCTGTGTATGGGGGCATGGTCGTTACGACGCTCTCAGGGCTTCCTGACGCGTCTGAAGCGGTGTCCAAGCCCACCGTGCCCGAAAGGGGAGCCGTGTACACGGTGGACTCGGACACCAGCCCGATGGTGTCGGTTTGTGGATCGGACGTAACAGCCAGGGTCACGCCAAATAGCCCGGACAAAGCCAAGACAATTACTGCTAGGGGATTCATGCGACGCTCGGGTGTTCCGGGTCGATGCGAGGCTGATGGGTCAGTTTTGATGGCTCGCTCCAATCCTCGTCAGCGTTGAATCGGTAACGCAGCTGGGCCTTTACGACCTCGCCTTCAGCGTTCCTGAACACTACCAAGTGGAATTGTTGCGCCGTATCTGGACAAAGCCCGGTGAGGACTTCGTAGGTAATCAGGTTGTGTGTCATGTGTAGGCCCCTCCAGAAGCCTGTTTTGACCTTAGCGGCTCTTTCGTCGCTTGTGTGGGATGCTCAACTTCTCTACTTTTCGTACCATTCCCCACGGTATGAGTAGCACGTTGTCAGCACCCTGATCGGCTGTGCAGGTCTGAATCAGCACGCAGTGACGCTTGTACCGCTTCAGGATGCCCACGGACACGCATACCAGTGGCTGGTCATCAATGTCCCCTAGTTCGTGCCATTCATTGTTGTCAAGGCTGTGAGCGTCATGCCACGTCACTTGGACAATGGCTCCGTCTAGTCCAGCCATACCACGTACTCCGCCGCTACCCGGCCTTTGTCTGGGTCAACGAAGTGCAGCCGTTGGCTTGGTATGCCGGTGGCTGCGACGAACTCTCGAGCGTATTCGTTGTGCGACTCGGGCGAGCCTGTCACAAAAATGCGGCCTCCGTTGCTCATCGTCAAGCTCATTGGCGTGTGCCAGTGGCCCATGTAGCAGTCGTTGAAGTCCTCAATGACTCCACCTGCCCAAGCGTTGACCTTGCGCAGAATGCCGAATGCTGGCGTATTACCGCCAAAGCTCTTGATTTCATCGCCATGCACCAGTAGCGCCGTGTAGTTGCCAATCTTGACAATCTGATACCAAGCATCAGATGACTGCCAATCCTTGACCAAGTGCCCAACCTTGTTGCGTGCAATCTCATACGAGATTCGATCTACGTTGTCACCCTTTGGCATTTCGCCGTAGCGACCAATGCGCCCATGGTTGCCGTATTCGCACACGACGCGCACAGTCTCAAAGTTGCTGGCAAGTGTTGTCACCGTTTTGGCAATCAGCCTGGACACCTCAAAGAGCTGCTCGTATAGGTGGCTGTCCACTTCGTACGCCTGACCGGGGAAAATGCCCATGCCCTCCACCATGTCACCGCCAAGCATCAGCACTGCTTCTCGTACCGGGTGATGTTTGCGTTGAATTTCCGTGATGTGCAGCGTCTTGTCAATGAAGCGATCTATGCGCTGACCGCATGTTTCTGAGCCGTATGACACGGACTTCTTGCCGAGCTGCCAATCGGTGCAGTGAATCACTGCGACCTCGGCTTTGCCTTTGCGAGTGTCCTTAGTCGGTGGCTTGACCTTTACTGGTGGCGTACCGAGGCTTGCATCCTTAGCGGCCTGATACACAGCCTGCACCAGCTCGTCGTTCTTGACCTTGAGCTTTGCGTACTGTTGCTGAGAACGCTTGAGCGCCTCACGCAACTGCTCGAGCGTCTGCTCCTCAGCAATCTCGTTACTTAGAGACATGCTTGCGCCTAAATCGGTACACGACGTTCCAATCGCACTTAAAGCCATGTTTGGTCAACAGCCGGGCTATCGAGTGATTGCTGTAATCCAAGTTGTAAATCAGGTCGTACCATTCTTCACCGTTTGGCTGTGCATCAATCCAAACGCCTAAATCGTGCAACCTATTTTGTCTTGGTTCTATTTCGTCGCGTAACGCCATTGTCGTGATCCTCCAGGTGGTTGTCAATCTTGTGTTCCACCCTAGTAAGTATCTTGCGGACGTATGCGTGATCGTCAGCATTTTCTCGCCGGGCACGCTCAATCAGAATGGCTGGCAGGACAGCTGCGCAGATGATGGCAATACCGCTAATTAGCGCTACGTAGATTTCTGTCGGCATGCAGGCTCACAAACTGCTGCACTTTCAAGGGTACCTTGTCCCCTGTGTAGTACCTAATGTGCCAAGGCTCTGATTGCAATTCCCAGCAGAAGCCGTACCAGTCGGCGTTAGCAAGCATCCATTTGAGTCGATCACCGCTGGCATTACTGACATCACAGGCCAACGCGTAATTGTGCATACTTGAGCCAGGTGTCGCCATTGGTGCCATGCCGGGCTTGAGGTAGTACTTCTGACCTTTGTAGGTGCGTACTGATGTTGTCGGAATCGGTGCTGTCGTGTACCGGGCGAGAAAGCCTCGCTCCTGCGTCTCAAGGCTCCTATACGTGTCTGCCACGCTTGTGGGCTTGAATGGCCTGATGCCGTCAGCGTGTGCAGCTCGACGCATAGCCTCCCACGCTTGAGCAGCCAACGGATGTAGTTGCCCATAGGGCCTAATCGTTTTGAGCAGATAGGCAGGCAATCGCCCAGGCTGTACGCCTCGCAGGTCAGCAGGTAGTACTACTGGCTTGACCGGGTATTTCACTTGCGTCCGTACCGCGTGTCTTTAGTGTTTGCCCATGCGTAGATCATTGGCAGGACTGCCGCTATTCCGGCTTTTAGCGCGTTTTCTGCGTTGTAATTGCTTGTGATAAGCACGGCGGCGCTTCCAGCGACGAAAGCTTTCAACCAATCTTCGAGTATGGGTGCCCATTTCATAGGTCATCCTTTTGGTGCTGGTGGGTACGGATGTGCTGATTTGACTTTTGCAACGGCAGCACGCCAAGCAGCTTCAGTGTTGTCCCCACGTTGCCACTCAAAAAACAAACCGTCAGATTCTTGCTCGTAAGCAATTCTGCGAGCAGTTTCTACTGCTGCGACTTGGTTGCCGTAATTGACTTCAGGCCATGCTGCATCCAATTCGGCTTGTGTTGGTTTGGCTGTATCGCTAAACCATTGCAATGTTGCATAGTCGTTGTTGTCAATAGTCCATTGTGAGCCGGGGTAGTTGGCGATTAGTACAGCGCTGTAATCAATCATGGCGTTACCTCAAACACGGTGATGGTGCTTATTCCGCGTGCAAATGCCGAAGTGTCAGTATCGGCATTGCTGCGATTGATTTGCGCTGCTGTGTCGGCTGAAGTAATGCGCATCTGGATTTTGTAAGTAGTCGCGCTTGTGGTAGCCGGACTGTCCAAAAATGCAAGCATTCCTGCAACCATTCGATTGGTGCTGTTTGACGTTGTTTGCGTTCCTGTGCGAATGCGTGAACCTGCCGTATCGCCGATGCCCACTGCTGTGCTGTCACGCACAATTTGATAAAGCGAGCCTTCGCCAGCCGGGCCACCTATAGACAACGCCACAACAATGAACACTTTGTTTGATGCGCTTGTTGGTGTAATGCTGACGCTCAAGCCAGTGACATCGGTAAATGTCGTGCTGGTGGTCGTAAACGTGTCAGTTTTTGCGGTGCTCTTGACTTGTACGACACCGACTGTGCTTGGGCCGACAGTTGCCCAAGCTGCGCCATCGTAATACTGCACAACGTTGGTTGATTCCAAATAACACAATTGGCCTTCCGCCAATACTTTTTCGCCAGTGCCGCCAAAACCTGCATCTCGAGCCGTTGCGTCGGCAAACACTGGTACGCCAGTTCGAGCGCTCTGATTCATCTGATCGGCAGTCAGAACCTGTGCAGCCGTAAATGTTGGAACAGTTGTCTGTGCGTTAGCGCCCATGGTTACCTCATCCTAGGCTGATGGCACAAACTTTATGTAACCACCGCCGACAAGCGTTACAGGGTTAGTTGCCCAGGTTGGGTTTGTAAACACCATTTCAATGTAATCATTGGCTGCAATTGGAACGCTCATTGCAGCATTTGACCATCTGCGTTCTTGTGTTGCCAGTGACACGGTTGCGACCAAATAATCAGTTGTGTTATTAAGACGTATGTTCAACGTCCAAGCTTCGTTACTTCCCGCAGTTGAGGCGTAAGTAAATACATCAGCGGTCGTAATTGTTCCTGCTTCTGTAAAATAAATCTTGCGTCGCCCAGCATTGCCTGCAATCGGCACATCAAACACAGAGCCAAAATAAAGTAGGCCACCGTCTGCAGGGCTGAAGCCGTCGAAGCCAACTGTGATCATCTCGGGTTCAATAATAACTGGTGGCGGTGGCGATGAGGCAGCCAGCACGTTAGTGCCGTCAAGTTGACCGTACACCGGGTCGTTCAGTATCAAATCGTAGACAATTGTGGTTGGGGCTGTGTAATACGTGATGCGATGCCCTGACGCAAAATTGATGTTGCCCTCGATGCCTTCAATGCTCAGCTCGGACGTGATGGTTGACAGCCCAGTGATGTCTTTGGTGACCGTAATCGTGTCTCCGATGTCCACGGTGGCAGCCAGCGCTCGCTCGGCGTTGTCCAGCAGGGCAAAGCTGGTGCTGACAGCCGTGAAGCGTGGGGCAGGCTCAGGCTCAAGCAAATAATCAGCCAAGTCATCAATCTCGCCTTGCTGATGCAGCAGGCTGTTGGTGATCGATTGCGACTGAATAAAGTACGTGGCCTGACTGCTCAAATCCTCAGCCAACGCATTCTTGCCATCAAGCGCCTGCACGTAAGCACGATTCAGCACGCCATCAGCGTCAAACTCAATCTCCACGTTGTCATACGGTGTGTTGGTGTTGTCATCGGCAAACGTAATGACCGAACCGCTCAGTGTGGCTCCGATACGCGGCTGGAATGTGAACACGCCAGCCCTGCTCATAAACACGCGGCCCTGCTCTGCCTGGTTGATTTGCGTGATGTAGCCCAGCGTGTTCTGCCCGGCATTCAGCGTGTATGAGCTGTCGTGACCCAGGTTGACCGTGCCTGTGTCAATAGCTGTGGTGCCTGTGTAATTGACCTCTGGCAGCGCTAAAACAGTCTCAATGCGTTCTCCCGAGGTTTCCGCACTCGGGTTGAACGCAGCCATCTGCGTCTGAGCCAGCAAATAGAAATCGTCGGAACATTGCACCGCCACCGTGTTAGGGCCAGCCAAAGCAAACTCGTAGTTGTAAGCCGTGACGTAGCCGACGAAGAGATACTCCGATGATCGGCTCAGCCTGACTCGACGCATAGGTGCAAGCCCAGGCTTGTTGTTGCTCGGGTCAAAATAGGGGCTGGCAGTGTCATACGGCCCAAGAATGCCTGTCTCATCGGTCATGCGGAAGCTCATCGTCCCGGCACCAAACTGATCGTCCACGTTGCGGCGACCTCGCTTGTAGGCAACCTCGGTCACATACTCGGTGATGTCTGCGTAACCAGTTTGAGGCCCCAAGCCGTACGTGGTGTTATTCAATACGCCTTTGGTTGCGTCATCCAACCTGAATGAGTTGTAGTCAAAGCCTGTGTCAAGCTCGAGCAAGTAGCTACCTGATTGGACAACGCTCGCAGCCATGGTTACGCAATCTGCACGTCGAGTGGGCCGCTGCGACGGTTGTACTGTTTCAACGCGTTCACGATGGTGTCACCGAGGCGCTCGTCGGCAATGGTGCTGTTAACGGTCACGTTGTACACAGCCTGCTTTGGCGCGTATGCCGCGTCCAGCATGGCTGGGACTTCGTAGAAGCGGCTCTTGGGGTCATACACCGAAGGGTCAAACGGCATGACGGTCATGCCACCACCACCGCCACCGCGACTGCCACCGCCACCGCCACCGCCACCTGATGGGGCAGGCAACGTCACCGGGGCAATAGCCGGGATGCTTGGCACTTGAATCATCCGCTCTACTCGATCAGGGCCAGCAGCCGTACCAGCAGCACCGCTAGCAGTGCCGCCGCTACTGATGTTGAATCGTGGCAAATTGATGTCACCGAGTTCCCCGATGTTGACACCCGGCAGCAGGTTCAAGCCTTTGATAACGAGGTTTATCATGCTGACGTAAGTGTTTGCGATGCTCTCAAAAATGCCGATGATGAAATTCCCCATGGTGGCGAATGCGTTTTTGACGCTGCCAGTCTTAGCGACCAGCACACCAAAGCCAGCGACCAACAGCGCTACAGCCGTAACGACCAGGCCGATTGGGTTAGCAGCCATTGCAAGGTTCAACGCCAACTGAGTCACCGTAATAATCTTCATTACTGCGTTCAATGCGAGAATTGCCCCGGCAAGGGAGCCGACCACAGCCATGACCGCTAGCACCTTGTCGGTGTTGTTTTGTACGTACACAGCGAACTTTTGCAGTACTGGGAGCAGGCGCTCGAGGATGGGCAGAAATGCTGCACCGATTGATTCCTTGGTTTCCCCAATGGTCAGCGACAAACGTTTCATTTGACCTTCAGCGCTGTTGGCAGCCACAGCTGCTGATCCGCCGACCGTACCAGCGACAGCAGCAAACACCTCATCCAGTGACGCGCCTTCTTTGATAAGGCTGCGTACCGAGGGCAGCAACGTGCCCAGCGCCTTGGTGTTGCCACCGTACGCCTTAGCAATGGCATCCGTAGCCGTACCCAAATCAACGCCAGTGGCTGCAGCAACGTCAAGGGCCAGCGTGAGGCCATCCTGTGCCGAAGTCATCTCTCCGGTCACCTGGACAAGCGAGGCGAGGGCTGGGCGTAGTTCATCGTCAGCCACCGCCGCCGACATCATCGTCGATTCAATAAACGCTTCAGCGACCTTGATGTTGGCTTCCCCAGCCAGCGTGTTATTTGTAATGGCCTGAGCAAGCAGCGCTTGTGCTTTTGCGTCCTCAATAGCGGCTTTGGTTGCGTCACCGATAACGACAGCAAGCCCACCGATAGCCGCAGCTGCCGGGATGGCAGCCTTCTTGAGAGCAAACTGGGCTTTCGCGCCAGCGCCTTCAAGACTCTTGAACTCATTGATGGCGCTCTTGATTCCCTTGCTATCAAACTCGGAAATAATGGGAATGTTTACAGCCATTGCTACATCCTACGAACTCTGTGGAGCCATAACGAGATTGCGATTGACATCACGCATAACACGCTCACACAACGCAATCATCTCTTCCTCAACCTGCGATTGGTTCTTTTCGTACGAAGGCCACAACACTCGAGACGCGCGCCCATACCGGGCATTTAGCCGATCTACAAACGTGCCACTTGATTTACGTCCAGCAATGTCAAAAATGGTGTTAGCCGTACCAGTCCACACAATGCGAAAAGTGCCGACATTGACTTTCGTGCCACGAAACTCTTTGACCTTTTTAGTATTGATTTTGGCTGCCAACATCTTTTGTGCAGCAGCAGTTGACCAACCATCTTTAGGAATAATCTCAAAGCCAGATTTGGTTTTCCAGCCACGATTCATACCATTCAACGGTGCTTGGCTAGGCATAGCCGCTTTGGCATCAGCCACGACACTCGACACAATCTGCTTGTAATCTTTGGTCACTTCACGACGCAATTTGGCATCAATAGTGTTCAGCTCTTTTAGAGCCGCCTTGATGCCGTAAATCTGAATGGTGCTTTCAACTGCCACGTTGTTGTTGCTTTCTCGCCAGCAGTAACACGGTAGCCAAATCCTCAGAATCAAACTCGATGTTTGGAGGCCACCACCCGGTAGCCAACAGCAGTTCCGCTAACTGGCGGCGGACGCTGTTGCTTCCGTAGGGTTTGCGTGGGCAGTCTCCACTACCTCAAAATCCTCAACGGACACAAGCCAAGTGTCATAATCGCGACCCTCACGCTTATTGACGTTGAGCTGATGCCACGCCATAAACATGATGTCATCAATGCCGATACCAGCCTGTAAATCGCTGGCGCGGCGCTTGAACTTGCGTTCCCACGCAGCAGCCGTAGCAATTGTCGTTGTGACTTGCTCTGTAACCAATTCCGCTGCTGGTGTCTTGAACGACACCTTGATGGTTAGTTTCACGCCGTCACGTCCTCAACCAGCACGCCGCCAGTGATGGTGATTTCCACTTCGGACAGTTCACCGACCGAGCCGTTCACCAAATCGAGCGACTCAAGGTATCCGCCAGTGATTTGGAATTCTGGGTTGGTTGTCGTGATACCGCCCGAGGTTGGCTTTACTGCGACGTACACGTTCGTGCCGACAAGGCTGGTGAGGTCAACGTAGGTACCGGGCGATGCCGAGTACTCCATGAGCAGCGTGGCGGTCACGGTCACGTTGGTAAGGCCACCGACAAACTGACGACCAGTGTTGCCAAACGAAGTGGAGTCAAGCGCTTCACGCGACTTGGTGATGACCACCGACTTGCACTGATCGGTCAGGTCTTTGATTGAGCCAACAGCAGCACCGATGCCGAATGTTGGGGAAGCCAGGTAAGTGGTTGCGTTAGCCATGTAGCGAATCTCCTCTACGTCGAGGGTCGCTGCTTACCCGTAGGGCAGTCTAGTAGCCCTAGGGGCTTACTTTGGTGCGTATTGTCAGCTCGTAGGCAGGGTAGTCAGCGCCACCGTACGACACGGTAGTTGGGCGTGCATCCGTCAAGCCGATTTGTGCAGCGCGAATCAAATCAATGTTGTCCAGCAGGCTGTCAAGCGTCCTGTTGTCACCAGTGCCTAGGGCAGTCATTACGACGCGAAACTCCATGTCAGCAACCACGTTGGTTGCCATCATGATGGTCGGTGCCTCGACAAGTGCACACGGTGGGTTCATGTTGCGTGGATCATCAAACACACGCAGCCCGGTAATCGTCTGCAGTTTGGTGACCAGTTGGTCGTAACCATCCTTGAACATGTTTGACATGTCAGGCCACCTGTGGCTTATTGACTCCGAGCAAACGCAAGATTTGACCGTAGTTGCCTGTGACCGGGCCACCTGTGGCTAGTGGGTCAAACGACGCAAACGCCTCCGTGGAGCCGCGCTCACGGTACAGAATCGCCGCGTACTGAACGGTGCCGAGCTTTACCGCGCCATCAGGCACAGTGGTCGGTGAGTCAAAATAGCCTGATTCCTCGCGCTTACGGTACGCAAATTGGTTCGCTGCACTGACAGCCATGTTTGCTACGTCAAGGTCGGCACTCGGGTTAGTGAACGTGAAGCCGAGGTAGTCCTCGACATCGCCCAGGACAATCCATGAGCACGTTACCGAGTAGGTGCATGTCCCGGTGGCGGCTGCTCGATCAGCGTCATCCGTGGTCAGCGCAAACAGCACCTGATTAGGGATGATGGTGTCAGTGTCGTACTGATAATCGCCTTGTTGCGATACGCCGATGAAGTAGTACTCGGGCAACGCAAGAATCTTGTGCGTGCCATTCCACGTGGCATTGATGCCAGACAGGGTGATTGACTGCCCTACCTCGAAGCTGTGGTTCTCCAGCAACTGAACGACGGCAACGTTACTAACTACCTGTTTATGGGTAAGTGAGTAAGTTGCCACCGTTCAGTGTCACCTGGAGGGAGTGAACTTAGGCGATTTCAACGAACTTGCTGGCATCAAGCATCAAGGTCGCGAGGTATCCGCGGAACTTGATGATGCGTGACAGCGAGCCATCGGTGGCTTCGACTTGGATTGCACCCTTTTGCTGTTCGTAAATCTCGAAGCCATCGGCGGCACCGATTGCGAGGAAGTCGCTCTCGTATGGACACACCACAACTGAGAGGCCGAATGCGTTGGCTGACAGCGTGCCGGGGGCAACGTTGCCGAATGCGTTCATTGGGCCGACCTGTGGGAACAGTGGACGGTCAGCGGTGTCGCTGAGCTGTCCAAGTGCACCCCAGAACGAAGGCGATGCGAACAAGTGGGTTGGCAGGTGCGTGCTGGCGTTGAGGATGGTCTGCGACGCGCCGTAGATCCATGCTGCCCATTCAGCCGGGTCAGTTACGTCAAACGCGGCGCGCGTGGTGGTGATGCCAGCCTTGAGCGCAGCTTCTACTGCGTCCTCGGTCTGCTTGCCGTATTCACGTGACATGTCATCCACGAGTGCACCCAAGACTTCGGGTTCGCTCCAGTCAATGTCCTCCTCGGACAACTTGACGTAACCGCCGTACACAGCCTTGGTGACGTTTTCCTTGGCGACGACAAACGTGCCTGCATCAAGCGGCTGGTTTTCGCCATTGCTCAAACCAATCGTGGTGTGCGTGGTCACCTTCGGGCGTGAGAACACTTTGCCGCCACCGGGCATTGCGCGTGCACCGATTGCATCGATGACTGGGCGACGACCGATCAGGTTGTTGTACACCGGGCCGAGGATTGGCGTTGGCAGAAGGCCAGGCGTGTCAGTCGTGACAACATCAGGTGCAGCAGCCTTCAGATTGGCAAG